TCTTATTAAAACCGTACCCTGAGAAGGCAAGCAGCTTTTCCCAAACCTTTTCCGCATAAGCGTCGGGATTCTTAACCCCCTCGGCAGCTACCAACTTGGCGTATCCCGTTTTGAATTTATCTCCAAAACTTTCCAGCTTGACGTGGTCTTTCTTCTTGATACAAGTTCGCAATTCATCGCTTTGTACTGCACTCAGTCCTCCGACGATAACCGCTTTCATGATTTGCTCTTGATACACATACAACGAATATGTATCGCGTGTAATATCCTCCATCCCAAGGTCATAGGAAGGTTTCTTTTTTCCTGCCTTAATATCAGCAAAATCTCCATGAGCATTCACATCCATAGGACCAGGACGGAACAGAGCGGTCATAGCAATCAGGTCATCCATAGAAGTGGGTTTAACCTGACGACAATAATTCATCAACCCCGTAGTGCCAAACTGGAACACATCTTCGTTCCAACCGCGCTTAAAATAGCGGAACACCTCTGGGTCGTCGAACGGTATCTTTGACAGCTTTACCGTCTTACCGCTATCACGCTTGATTAACTGTAACATGGATGAAAATTTATCAAGCTGATTAAGACCCAGAATATCCTCTTTCAAAAAACCGCTCTTATCAATATACTTTCCTTCCCATTCACTAACCAACACGCCATCAATTTGCTTAACTGGCATCCATTCAAAGATATCTATATCACGCCCGTCATTTGTTTGTTTAGGAACTATAACAACCGCGCTGGGATGGACGCTCTCCGCCTTCGGAATCATCATAGCGTATTTAGTCATATGGACGATTTCCGGATTTTCTTGGACGAACTTAAAAAGCGTCTTACTCTTACTCGCATATTCAATCAAGTCGCCCCACGTGTATTCAATTTGGTCATCGATGTCCTTGGTGAGTTTATTAGTAAGGTCAAAGGAAAGACCCATAATCTTACCAAAGTCCTTGATACACGTTTTAAGTTTCATACGCGTGTACGTCCCGATACTACAAGTGTAAGCATAACCATATCGCTCCTTGATATAGGCTTTCACAATATCACGATATTCCGTAGGGAAGTCGCAATCAATATCCGGCATACTGTCCGCGCTCTTTGCACGCTCACCGCTCACACGCGTCTCATTCAAGAAACGCTCAAACATCAGCGAATACTTCAATGGGTCAACATCAGTGATGTGAAGGCAATAAGCAATCAAACTACCGCAAACAGAACCACGCCCAGGACCAGTCATAATACCGTTGCGGTGGCACCACCCTATTATATCCCAAAGAATCATAAAGTAATCGCACAACCCATTCGGCACTACTACCGCGCACTCTTTTTCCAATTCTGCGAGATAGCGCTTTTGTTCTTTGGCAGGAAGAGTCCCAAAGTGTTCATTAAACCCCTTACCAACTTCACTCCAGAAAAGCTCTTCTACATCCGGAACCTCAAATTTAGGCAAATGCCGTTCTCCATTGGGGATTTTGAAATCAACCTTTTCTGAAAAATCGTATGCTTCTTGAAGACCTTGAGCTATCACCTCAAACAACGGCTCACAACTATCATACCATTCTTCATAAGAAGCAAAGGTTTCACCAACCGTCTTAAACCACTGAGTCTGACTTTCTGGAGCAGCGACTCCCGCTACTTTATTTAGCATAGACTTCAACTGCCCTTCTTCACGGTCAAGATAGTAACTATCGCTAATTGTTATTGGAGCTACTTTGGTTCTATATTTTGAAATGTAAACATCTATCGTGTGGAGATGTTTTTTGAAAAGTGTTGCGCTGGTATATTCTCGCGTATCTATCTGATAACGTACTTGCGTAAAACAACCACGATATTTTTTCAACAAAGTTCGACACGCACTATCATCATCAATGAAATAATTGAATTCTGATTCTGGAGGAATAACGCACATCAACCCGTCACCATGCTCTAAAACGTATTCTTCTGGAACGAACTTGTCGTAATCTACATTCAGAGCCTTATTTATGAGAAGCAAATTTTTCCACCCCTCGTAATTGATACAATACAGCTTGAGCTCAAAGGTTTCTTGGTTATCCGCTCCTTCTGTATAATTACGAGCAACCGTAACCGTTTCTCCAATGATAGGCTTTATGCCCGACTTCTCGCAAACAGTTTGAAAACTCAGCGACGCGGCAAGCGTATTGCGGTCAGCTACACCAAGAGCCTTAACGCCCAAGAACTTTGCTTTCTTTACCCATAAGTCACAAGCACCGCTCCCGTTCAACATTTCGTACTCCGTATGAACCCCCAAGTGAGCATAAGGCATAATCTCTTCCTCGGCGCAAGGACCAAGATACTTGAAATCGTTGAACTCCGGTTTGTATATTGCTTCCCCATACTTATTGCGGTCTTGCTTAACTGCGCTGTAATAAAACTTACCGCCAAACTCAAATAACACGCGCTTTACCTTACCACTTTCCAAGAGGTCAAATTCCTCATCTGAAAGAATGAAAGCAAAATCTTCATCAATAACCTTACCATCAAAAGGTTTCAAATACAAATATGCTTCTTCCTCCGCGCCCTTAATGTAGACGATATCGGAACCGCCCTCTTCTGATAACGGTTCCGATTCTACTACTTGAAGATGATTAACGGTACACCAGTTTGAAAGATTTTCAGTCATCGTATTATAACCAACCTAAAACAGTATTCTTAAACGGTGTAGAAAGACGAGCTGCTAAAAAGTTTTTAGCAAGAAGAGAAACATCCCACGGCTTAACATCCTCAATCTTCACACCATGTTTAACAGCGTATTCTTCTGTGTACTTGAGCTCCAAATTGCGAATCTCTTCAATTAGCTCTCTCCGTACCGCATCTCTCACTTCCTCATCTTTGCTTTCCTCCGTAGCTTTCCTGTAGCGGAGATAAATCTTAAGAAGCGAGTAAGCGTAATACAAGTACAGCGAACGGTCGTGTATCAGCACTTCTTCTCCGTAAATAGACTCTTCTCCGTTAGCAATGGCAGTAATATTCTTAAGAATCAGCTTCAACACAGAATCAACTTCAACGAGACGATTCACGGGAAGTTCTGCAACAAACTCAAAATCCATGCTGCGTGCTTCCGAAACGTCATAAAGCGTTTCTTCTTTACGTTCACCGCGACGATAAGCATCTCGCATAATGAACGCGCTCTTGTTCCAATCGTAAACATGAAGACTTTGAGAATTATGGGTTTGTGTCCCCATACGAACCCCCAAAACATTTGCTACAATTTCAGCAAGAAAACTGAACTGGAAAATGTTAGTGGGCAATCCCAAATGTAAATCGTTGCTTCTATTTGCTACCGTAGTAATGAGAAAACCATTACGGATTTTCATCATTACAATATCATTACAAGGAATGTCCTTTGTTTTGAACCCTAAATCCAGCATAGGATTCCAAATGGACATAACTACCTGACGCGTGTTAGGATTTTCTCCGAATAACCGTACCGCGTCGCTGAGCTGGTCGTAACCGCGTGCCGCTTGAGAATTTTCGTCAATGAAGGAATCTTCACTACGATTTCCCCAATGACGTAAACGATATCCGTAGGGAGCATGGAAACTCTTACCGTCGTCACTGTACTTTGCCATCTGCTTATTAAAAAGCGTCAACCAAGCAACATCCTTACGCCCTAACGCAATCCACATAGCCTCAGCAAGAAGGAAAAAGATATTGATGTTGCGACCATATCCTCCGACACACCGCCTATACGGATTAGAAATATGCGTTTTAACATCCAACATTTCTTTCACATTTCCATCGCGACTGGGAGCCCAAGAACCGCACTCTTCACTGAGCAAATAATCATTGACTGCCGGATAAATTTCATTAAAAGTATCGCAATCAATAACGCCCAAATCTACATAAAAAGAATTTGTTGTTTTCATACTCTCTTATCTTAATTACTTTCGTAGTAACGCTGCGCGCCTATAATAGAAAGAGGCACGCAGACTTAACCGCGTGCCCCAACCTGAAACATTTCTCTTGAAGGCTTACTTCTTCTTGACGGTCTTCTTTGCCGGAGCGGCAGGAGCCTTCTTGGCGGCAGGAGCGTTCTCTGCACCCTCCTTCTTGGCAGCAGCGGACTTCTTGGAGAATCCCTCTTCCATCTTGGCGCGATTCTCGCCCAGACGCTTGTCAATCTTCTTGACCTGAGCGGTGAGGTGCTCCTTCACAGCGCTGATTGCCTCCACGGCTTCAGCCAGCGTGGTGCCCTTGATGAACGGAGCTCCGCTCCAGCACTTCTCGTAGGCGATGTCCGCGTTGTCGAGGACTTCGAGGTTCTTGGCCAGAGTCAGGAAATAGAGGTTGCACTTGATGGAGCCGTCAGCCTGAAGCGAGCAGTTCTCAATGAGAACCAGAGCGCGATTGCTGTTCTGACCCTTGTGCTTGATGGTCACGCCAGCGCTCTTCACTGCGTCGTAGCGGAACTCATCCTCGGGAAACAGCTCGGTGAGAGCGTCCTTCAGCGTCTTCATGTCTTCCTCGTTGTTCTGAGGGTCAAGCTTGACGCCACGCTTGGCGGTGGGTTTCTTTTCAGCCTTTTCAGCCTTCTTGGCGGGAGCCTTTTTCTCAGCCTTCTTGACCTTGGGCGCTTCCTCCTCGGCTGCGGGTGCTTCTTCAGCAGTTTCTGCCGTATCAACAGCGGCACGAATCTTGGCGCGAATGTCATCGTCGGAATCGCTCTTGAAGACTTTCACCTCCAGACCGTTTTCCTTGATGTACTTCTTGAGGGCATTTCTGTCCATGCCGTCAAACTCGTCACCGCTTTCCTCAGCAGTTTCGGTTTCCTCCTCGGTCTCCTCTTCTGCCTCATGGGCGAGCTCTTCTGCTTCGGATTCCTCGTTGGAATCGCCAGCGGTTTCAGGCTGCTCAGCAGCGGCACTACCGCCTTCGGGGATAAGAGATTCCGCGAGGTCGAGAAGAGTGTCCATGTCTTCATCGTCCATGCCGTCAACGTCGTTCTGGGCGAGGAGGTCGATGATTCCCTTACGGGCAGCGTCATCAGACTTGGCGGAAATGTTCAGAGCGTTCAGGCGCTTGACCTGTTCTTTGGTAAGAGTTACTTTTGCCATAATGCTTTTACAATTAAAGTTGTACTGTTTTGTTATAAGGTTTTCAAAAAACTTTTAATCATCATCCACGCTATAAGAGGCATAAACCTTCTTTTGCTCCATAAGCGAATCACCGTACCGCGCTATCAAATACTGCCTTTGCGAGTCGATTATATCTGTAACATCGAACGGCTCATCCCCACTTGCTATCACCGCACGCTTGAGAGCTTTTTCTTTGGCGTTGCTAAAATAAACCTTGCGGAGAAAACTTGCGTTGTAACCTCTCAAGAAAAGTGAAAACACCGCACGCTCTTTACCTTTCAGACCCTCCAAGAGGTCAACGCCATTTACAATAAACCTATTCGCACGCGTATCTGTAACAGAATCGGATTCAACTCCATAGTCATAATTGATATCGTCTATCCGAACCTTATACCCCTCGCGCGATATAAACTTCATGAAATCTCGAGCCTTATTTCCGCAAGCAGCTTCAAGATAGTATTTAATTGGAACGGGACGTGGTGCTTCACCGCGCAAGAACCGCGCATAGCGTCGTCCATAGGCTTTTATTGAAGTGAAAATTTTCAAACGGAATTCCTGCACGAGGTCTTCGTACTCGAACGAAAGAGCCTCATAGGAAAATATCTTTGAAGCGTATTTCTTCGCAAGATATTCATATTTCAAATACACCTTTTCAGAAGGTTTCATCTTTGTACCAATTTTGTTTTACAATCCCGCACTTAACGGTTTCCGATACAAAGATAGTGGTTATTTTCGGAACTTCAAAATTTTTTTAGAAATTTTTTCCGATTTTCCGCTAAAATACTACAAAATACGAATAACGTCACAGCGCTCTACGGTTTCATAACACTCTTCATAAGAGGAATACAGAACCAGACGACCATCGCTTTGAATAGCATCCAAAGTCCAAACCTTACCACAATAAGAAAATTCATTCCCAACGGAATAATAATTCTGTTGGTCTTCTGGAGTCATGTCAAATATTGGACGACCCAATCCATCAAAAAGCGTACCCCGTATTTCAGCAGCTTTGGCAGCGCTGGTGAAAATACTATCAAGATGATTTCTGCTTGCGATATCTTCAATCTTGGCGCGTTTATGTTCCATAACACGCCCATAGTAACGCTTGTCTTTGGGATTATAATAAATCTTCCGACGAAAATCAGCAATGTAATACTCACGCTGAATAACATCGAAATATTCCGCAACAGAAAGATTGCGCGTCTTATTGACTTTTTCTTCCATTATTATCTCTTCAACTTACCAATTATATCTTCAGCAAAAGAACGTGGTTTGTAAAAATGACTAAAAACTTGCACAGCTTCAGCTGGAGTGCATTCGTCTATGTCTTTGCTCTTTGCTGTAAACGTAATATCTGTTACAAAAAACTTTTCAAGCTCAAGACCGTATCTTTTTATGTCTTTGACCGCATCGAAATCGTATAGCAAAATAACTCTGCGCACTTGTTTTGCTACTAACTTATTGATTTGAAATGTACTTATTTTTTTACCGAATGTAGCAACACATTTCACTTCTGGAGAATCCCCTAAACCTAAAAAACGGTCAACCGATATCTTATCAAATATGCCTTCTACAAGGATAACCGTAGCTGTTTTGCCTGCTATGATTTCATCGTAACCAAATAAAAGACTACCAAACTCCGTGCCAACGCTGTTATTATACCGTAACCGCCCCGTGGGAACTTGACGCGCTGCGTAACGACCAATGAAACCTCTAATCTCTCCCCCGTCACGAATTGGTATTAAAATGTAATTCTTATACTTTTTGAACATGTGCGTTGAGCCAATCTCATACCTCACTGCTTCTTCCGCGCTTACTCCACGACTGCTCAAGTATGCATTTCCTGCCGTAAGGACACGCCACCCCACTGGCATAGGAATTACTGGTAACTCCGGTGCGGTCTCTTCCTGCTCTTGCGTTCTCTCTTCCTCAAGCATTGCGCGGACTGACTCAATAGTTTCCCGCACTTCGACGGTTGCCCCCTGAAGCAAATACAGCTTATCAACATACCGCAGCAGCTTGTAAATGTTGCCGCTTTCTCCGCACTTTTTGCAATCCCAAAGTTGGGTTGTCTTATCTATGTAAAAATGAGATTCCTTACCGCAAAAAGGGCAATCGCATATGTATTGATTAGTCCTATTGAGTTTAGGATTTATTAAAACCTCACCGCGAAGGTCTTCATCAGATATTTTCAAACCCCCAACCATTAATCATCTACCTCCCCGTCTCCTGGTTCGTAAGTTTCCCAATCAATCTCCATGGTACGCTTGCGGTCATAAAAACGCGCATGTGAAAAGTTGGTACAAATATGTATCGGACTTCCGTTTTGATAATCCCTCAACTTTTCTGTGTGTAAACGCATAATGTCTTCCGCATATTCATCCTTGGTTTGATTAAGCGTAACAAAGATATCCGTAGGACGCACCTTACCTTTATCCTCATTCAAGTAAGACCGCGTAATAACAAAGTCAGGGTCATTGCGTAATTCTTCAGGTACATCGCTGGTTTGGGTAAATGCGTGCACAACCGCGTTGTATTCCATAGCAAGTTGTTTACACGCCTTTGCTAACTTACTTTGACGGAAACGCTCTTCTCCTGGACTATAATTATGACCATCTCCTGGTTCGGCAAGCTCCAAATAGTCGATTATGATAACATCTATTTTACCATAGGTCTTCTCCATCTCATCCAGCTCGCGACGAATATCGGGAATGGTTTTAGCATTGAAAGTTTCCTCGCTGGAAACAATAACGTCGGTCTTGCACAGTTTTTCAACAATGCGTCGCGTCACTTCAAGTTTCTTTTGCGGGATATTACCTATTTTAACATCAGAATACAGCGTACCAGTCCAAGCAGCGTCATAACGGTTCATACACTGTTCCTTGGTACCCTCTAACTGGAAATGCGCTACTCTATGACCGTGTCGTGCTGCCGTAACTCCAAGGTGAACGCCAAGTTGAGATTTACCGCGTCCCGATTCACCCATCCACAAAACAAATTCTCCCGTCTCGGGACCACCAGAAGCACCACCTAACCGAAAATCAAGTTCATCAATACCCGTGGGCACCTTAAACCGCTTGTTGTAATCCTCGCTTTGACGTAACGCTTGACGCTCTGCAAAATCACCAAATACCGTTTCAAATTTAGCACTTTGGATTGTAAACTGACTAAACTCCTCTGCACCCCGTACAAACTCCGCCCACGCTTGCTCCTTCTTGCCCTGATTGTAGAGGTCGGTTATGCGGTCATTGACCTCCAGGAACTTCATCTTCTTGATGAACTTTTCAAACTCTTCCAGTTGAAAATTATCATCTTTCAAATCTTCATCCCCTACCTCAACGTCTCCTATTGCTTCAAGAACATCCAGAACTGCGTCATCCTCCCTGAATTGTTGCTGAACCGCGCCCCACGTTGGCACCCTTCCGGTTCTATTTTCGGTCTTAACTATCCATTGCCACAGCTTCTTTTGCGCCTCATCCTGGAGATACGAAAATTTGAGATACGCCTTTACTATATCAAAGATACTCCTGCGTTTCATAGCAAGAGCAAGCAATTCAACTATGTAAGCACCCGCAAGCGTAGAAGTGGGATTGCCATTATCGTTTTTCCTTGCCATTATTATTTTGATTCTTTTTCAAATAACCACGAGCAACCGCAATACGCGGATACTCTCTTAACAGAGTTGCCTTACAATCATCCTTAAACTTACAAACAACGCAACGAGAACTGCGATGATGATACAAGGTGGTATTAGCTATGCACCAAAGCAATCCACGAGTCGTTCCGTAGAATCGCCCCTTAACTGCCTCTTCCTCTGTTCGTAGTGTGGTAAATAACTCTGTAGGAGCGGTGCGCGGAACGTTACTCGACCGAACCCCGAAATCGCTTTTTAAGGAAGTTCTCACAACCCAGCGTCGCTTTTCCTCCGGAAGAGCTGCCCAGCGTTTCACCGCACTACCACCGTTGAATATCCAATTATATCTAACCGCGTGATTGTAATCTTTTACCGTACCGTCATTGAACCAACTCTGGAATTGATATTCCGCCCAACGACGCATGAAATCGGAGCCAATCTTATCTGCTCCAAAATACGCCACCCAAGCATCAAACCCAGCAAGGTCAGCGTCGGTAACACGGTAACTGAAATTGGAAACGCCCTTTATTTGACACAAAAGTGTGGTAAATAAATCCACACTCTCGCGAAATAGCTTTTTGCCCCTTGCGGTCTTTATTCTGAAATCTGAAACCATTTTACCGTCCAACGCTTTATCAATTCAAGCCACCCATCGACCGAAACATCCACTATGCCCACCTTGTCTTCCCCCACCGCGCTCACATAGGTATTAAGTCTGGCTTCGCTATGCTCGCTAAAATAAGCATCATAGAGGTCAAAGAAATCAACCACTAATGACCGAGTCTTGGTTTCGGTGGTACCCAGAACACGCCCCTTACGCTGAATGACGTTTGCCTCTTCGAGTCCTTCATCCGCATTTATCATCACCTCTGCTGCCGGCAGGGTCACCCCCTTTTTGAATATATTAGAAGCAAGCAAGAGACCGCCTTTTTCCTTCAAAAATCGTGCCTTTTCACGCTCACGTTCTGCAGACTTGGTTTCTCCGCTGAGGAAAGGAACACCGCCCATCGTTTCCGCAAATGCGCGTCCGTGTTCAACGCTTTGAAACAGAACCAGCGTCTTCAACCCCAACCCCACAAACATATCAACCGCACGTTTTAATACATCATTGCGGAACGTGCTTTCAAATATCAACTTCCGTCGACAATCCGCATAATCATATTCGTCAACGCTCTTGTAAGCAATGTCGTTATGGTCAACAAGAAGAACAAACACGCGATAATCACTTAAAACCCCAACGTCCCGTAATTCTTCTTCTGTAATTTCGTAAACAACATCACCGCTCCAAGCCATCAGCTTGAGATTTTGCACAAATGCGCCTGCTCTATACGGTGTTGCTGAAAGGCAAAGCTGATATTCAAGTTTCCGGCAACGCTTATAAAGTTTCAAACGCGAATCACTACAATTCTCATGTATCTCATCTACTGCCAAAAACCGTAATTCGCGTAAATACTTCTCCACCTGCTTCTTTCGGTCTCTTGCTGCAGCAGTTCTACCACCACGCAAAGCAGAATGAAGAGTCTGGACCATTGCTACCGTAATCCTGTGAGAGGTGTCCACGTGTCCAGAGCAAATTTCTCCAACGTCTATACCGCCATACGGCTCAAAGAACCGCTTGAAATCCTGTACAGCCTGAGTGAATAACGTAGTATTATCAACGCAAAATAGCAAATTACCGCTATCTATTGCTAAAAAGATACGCGCTATTTCAGCAGCAATGAACGTCTTACCACCACGCGTCGGAACAACTACTATTCCCCAACGTCTACCGTAAAACGCTTGAACCGCACGCGCTTGATATTCGTACCGACCGCGCATACGGCTATCAATTTCTTCCAACGCTGGACATTCGTACTCGTAATCCGTAAGCTCATAGCGCACCCCTGCTTCAGCAAGAGCATCAGTCAGCGTACGCAACATCCCAACCGGAAACGTCAACCGCCCCCGATTAAACTTTTCAATATGGGGACTGTATGCATATGGGTCTGGATTATCAAACGTCAAAGCACGAATGACGTACCGCACGCCCTCCGCGCTACTGAGCTTGAAGCTATATTCTGTGTTGCTTATTCGCTGTATTTGTACTGGAGCCTTATCCACAAGTATCGTTATTCATTTTCTAACTCTTTAGGAAACTCTGGTAAGTCTACAGTCTGTCCAGCAAACGCATGTGTACAATCGCTTAAATATTGAATACGACCTTCACGTATGAACGTGTGACACCGAGTTTCACCACTGGGCATTTTTCGTGTAACTAAAACACTGGGATTAATCGTAGGCTTATCAAAGTCACCATTAAATTGCCACCGTAGGTTTTGTGGCCATACGCTACGTGGGCCAACCGCAACCCAATGACATTCGCCGCAAGCAGGACAATAGAACTTATACATATCACCAGCGACATCAAGGTCATGCGGTCGTACGGGAACAAGTTTCGGCATATTAAATAATTTTTTGGGGATTGAAGGTAAACATAGAGTTTAACCCCCAATCCCCCTATTAACAAGTTGAACTACATTCTTGGGTCTTGATGAATCGTTGTTAATGGTTTACCCCCATTTATCCAAACCAGAGCGATTCTGAAATAAGGATAACCGTGAAAGCGTTCATTAAATCTTTTTCATAGAAACTTTCGCAATTTCTATCTCCTTATCTCCAGAAGAAATAATTATTTTTATGGCTCCTGAGATGTAATAGGTTAATTCAAATTGGCACAATTTCCAGTGTGTATTAACTTTTTCAAACATTACAGATTGAGTTTTGTTAGCGTTTGCTTCAGACGCACCGCCATCTCTTATCTCTACTTTCAATAGCGCATAATCAAAACTATCTACTGTAATTTGCTCTCCAGAACCATCGGTATAAATTGGAGGAAAATATCTCGCATCTATTTCCAGACTATACTTTCCAGGAGATACCGTCACAGAAGTTTCAATAGAACTTTCCGCACTTACGTTCACTTTAGAAATACATCCAAGGGGATACGTCTTTTTATCAGCTTGTATATCTTCGTAAACCTTTGTCGGAATAACATTCCAATTCGTATCTAAAACTCCAGCTTCTCCAAAAACCGGATGCGCCACTAATTCAGTTTCCGTGTTGTAATAATTTGGAATAATTATCTTTCTCTCATCTCTAATTCCGATTTTTGTTTTACCAATCTGACCCTTGAATAATAATTCAACATTGTTGACATTAAACGCATTTCCAGAATTTATCATTAAGATGTCTAATCTGTCATATTTCATAGCTTTTTTAATGACAGATTGAGAAATCTGTAATCCGTTTTCAGGAACCGCTCCGTCTAAAATTTCTACCCAATGCCCACAGGTATCAGAAGGCACTCCTTCTTCGTAGCCAGGAGAAGTGTAAGAATACTCAAGAGAAGCAGGACCAGAACCACTGACTTTCGTAAGAGTTCCGCCAGAATTATCGGAATACCCCGTAGCACGAGGAGAACAAAGAACTACATCACTACCGCCTTCGCCAGCACCCGATATAATGGACTTGACTGTGAAATTCTGAGTTGTCCCTCCAATTGTTCCGGAATAAACATCGTCAATAGAAGGAACTGTTTGTCCACTAACAATATCAAATCTTTGATATATTGTAATGTTAGGATAAGGACTCGCAGAAACATCTCTTAAATACAACTTACCGCTAAATGTTCCTCCTAATTTAAGTAAAGAGTCGCCTATCTCAGTAGAAGTAAGAGGAAGGACAAATGAAATCAGTGAAACTTTTGTTAAACTGACATTTTCACCATCACCAATTTTACGGTATTCATCTGCAATCGAAGAAGTTGCCGCTGTGGTACAATTATCCACAAAAGCAGGATTGGTCAATGCCTTGTGTCCAACATTAATTTCCTTGAATAATTTTGCCCTTTCATAATTATTGTTAAACGTTAAATCGTCTAATTCTGAATAAGAAACGCCTGAACGCAAACGGAACACCTTTATGCTTCTGTCGGGTCTTTCAAACTCTTCTAATAATTTTTCATAATTATCCGATTCGATGGCATTAGACCGAACTCCAGGATGACTACCTCCCCAGAACGGAGCATAATCAGCTCCTCTAATTGTAGAAACAGCATTAGCAATGTTTATGAACTTACAATTATATCTTTTAGCAAGAGCTTCTAATCCCTGAGTTCCAGTTAAATAATAACCGCTGATGTGATATTCTGTACAAACGATAGGCTCGGAGCCTGCCGCTCTAATAAATCTAATCGCATTTTCAACGCATCCTAAATACGTTTGGAAATCCATATACTTTATGTCATTTGTGAAGCAGCAAAGCATAGTGAATTTTGGAACGTACTTTAAGAAATTAACTCCATATGGCTCTGTATGAGTTCTTATCTTGTTAAGCTGTCCTGTGTAAATGTCTCCGCTAACTGCCATATTCATAAAAGCATAATCAGAGAACAAAGACAACTTATTAACATAAGCCTTTCCTTCAGGGGTGAAAGAAGATTCAGTATAAGAGTCACCAATGAACGCAATCCTATCAGAATTTAATATAGAAACACTATTAGGATAACCAATATCGCCAATGCCAGAAATAGCATCATCAAGATTCTTTTTAGATACTATCTGCTTCTCATCGATTAAATCGTGATTTTCTGGTAGCACGAAGATTTCAGAATATCTTGTAAACGGTACAATCTCTTGCGTAGTTTCGCCAACCATTACCCCTATTTGATTAGCAAAATCTCCCTCTGCTATCATAAGAGGCTGAAACCCGTCATAATTAGGAAGATTAAACTCAAGAATAGACTTTGATATCAAAACTACGGCATCTCCTTCCTGGACATCGTAATAATTTTCATTAGTCCCATAGTAAGTTCTGTTGCCATTACCATCAAGAGCATAAACAAATCTCATTGAAACTCTATTAGTAACGGGTTCTTTTTCAAGAAAAAGTCTTTTACCAGCAAGTTTCCTGACATCGACTCTAAAAATACAATAAGGCATCGCCATTAACGCAGGGTCATTCTGATTAGGAATGCCTGTTGCGCCCATTCCGCCATCAGAATACGCCCCCTGATAAGTGGTTACCAAAGGTTTAAGAATATTATTTCCCACTACTTGTTTAGTAATGCCGTCCTTATCATAAGACTCTTCAGTAGATTCCTCTATCAAATCTTTTTTAACAAACTTGTTAACAAAGAAATCTCTTCCCGATTTAGTATTTAACAATACATATGTAACAAGAGAGGAATTAGCAGCAAGACCTGAAAAGAAATCTCTATCGTCTTCGAGAGGAAGAGTTTCAGCACTACTCGTTGGATAGAGCTTCATTCCCTGATATCTTTTTAACAGAACATCAGAAAGGTTGAAAACAGAAGCAATATCTGCAGTGTCTTTAGGAGCAGTTCCTCTATATTGAATAACAGTATTACGAGGAACAACATACTTTCTAACTGTCCAATCCGCGTCATCCGTGAGAACAATTTGGTCATTCACTATCGAAAACCGTTTTCCTACAGCAAAGGAAACTCCATTAACAAGCTCTTCAGAAATCGGCTCTAACTGAAGAACATTTTTAGAAATTATAGGGACTTCTGGAACAGGTTCAGGTTCTACATAAGCCACTTCTTTCCAATCATTAACATCGGAACTCCAAGCGTCAGATACAAGATTATAGTGTTTATAAACACCATCGGAATCAATAAACTTAACTTGAAGACCTGCGCGTTGGAAAATAGGCGGAATATAAGCTATAACCCCAGGCATCGTATTAGGAACATTCAACATTGGAGCGGCACTGCCAGTTTCATAGGGAGCAGAAAGATAAAACTTATTTATATCTAAAATACCATCTTTAATAATAGGTTCTTTAAGAATAGCATAAGAAAGAGTCAGCGTATCTCCTACAGCCCCCCAAAGATAAATTCCAAGATAGCTAATATCCTCAGTAACCCCCGTATTTGGAATAATCCACTGATTATTATATTTAGAAGCAACAGAAGAGCTTGAAAAACTGGTATCAATTAATCGCTTATTTGACCCTCCATTATAACGAACAATTACTCTTGTTGTAGTAGCAGTATTGTATGAAAGCTTGAATGCTATTACACTGCCAGCAGGAATATTAACTAAAAAATTATCAAAAGCCTGAGCAGATGCGGTTATTGGACCAAAGGTTTTAGCATCGCCTTCACCAAATATCTTTGCAGAATTTAATAAAAAGGAAGAATCCTTACTTAATCGACTCAATTCTACGTCCACGGTTTTAGTGGTATCTCCGTCGAGAAACACCGCTTCAGCTTTGGTTCTGGGATATACCGGAGTTTCCCCGTCTAACAACTGAATAATGTCGCTTGAAATTGTTTCAAATGCAGGAGAAGTAACTGCAATGTAAACAGTCATAGCAGACCAATAAGAACCATTCCAAAGAAGGAATCCTACTGCCGCCTGACTTGAATTAGTTGTAACCGATATAGCGTTGCCTCCAGAATCCCTAAAATTGGTAAATGTTTTTGTGCTATCCGGAGCAACTTGAAAAATATAAGCAACATTGGAACCAGAAGGTTGAATAGGCTGAGTTGAAGCTTGAGCCTCTCCTGCAATACCCGTAGAAATAACGCTTGAAATTGCATTAGCAAAATCAAGAATACTGAGGTCAATCTCTTGATGCCCCTCTGGATAAATCATCGTTCCCGCAGGACGTCCTTCCAGCGTATTGATAATCAGTTGACGAATTTCGTCATAATTTTTTGCAGCCATATCGTTTAATTGTTATTTATTTCATCATACGTTATTACTATTTCTGCTTGCTCTACTTTCGGTAGAATCGTTCCGAGTTTTTTCATTTCAATGAGTTCTTCATCCGACGGTTGTTCCCAATCAGGACTCACTGAACGCTGGAGCCAAAGCCCCACACCGTCTCCAGGAAGAATTTGTTCTTGCGGGTCAGATTCGCCATCTACTAAAACAACCTCTCCCGTATCGCCATTGACAAATTTTCCTAAAAATTCTATATCAGCAGCGCTATCCTTAACGCAGTGGCACTCGATTCCCCCGTCAGGCGTCTTTGTTTCGTCAGAATACGCGACGCGGAACCTTCGGTCGGCTACTCGTTCACACACGTAGTTTACACTCCGCTTACAAGCATTTCTAAGACCGCTCCAAAAACCCTTAACCCCATCTTCAGTAAGGTCAACAGTCAAAGCCATGGGAAGAAGCAAAAATTGGTCTCCTGAGAGAGGTTCTCCCTTGAGCTCAAATTCAACGGCAGCACGCTGGAACGTAGCGTCGTAGAATTCTGCTCCAATTGGTTCGCTGTACCTATTAGGAATAGATTCCATTCGCAAACTTTCATTCAAAGCTGTAGCGGCAACACGCCATTCGCAAATGGGATGCGCTCCAACTACTACAGAAAGACGCACATTGGTAACAGGAACCGTTAATTGATTAATGAGACCAAGAGCAATAGTTTCAACAGGACGCTCGCTGAGCATACTCGTACTAACAAGGTCAAAAAGCTCATTCAAAGCAGCATTAGGCACGGGGGAAGAACTCACGTATCCCCCAAGAGACCGTTGAGGGTCAACTTGGGGTGCCGTTTCACTTTTCTTCAAGCTCGATTGAGCGCCAGTTAAAAACAATATCATAAAATTTTCAATTTTTAGCTATAATTCCGTTCTTCAGCCGTAGGAATCAGGCTTGCTAAACCAACCGTCATTTCTCCATCAGTCACGGACTTGCTTACCCCGTCGGTGTAATCCATATAAGGAGCTGTATTGAATGCAAAAGGATAACCGCGATACCCCGCAGAAGAAAACATTCGATATTTGAGTTTCAATCCAACATTGTCTTCACCGCTTTCCTCATCAGGATATTGTAAGTCAACCGTCATACGCAGACGACCGTCCGCTGCTCCAGTTTCTTTGGTAAAAGGTATTTCCGGCATAACGACATTTGACTCAGCAATAATTGCAAATTCAATATGGGTGAAATCCGGAACAATGATAAGGTCAGAATTTTCAGAAAGAAGCTGAGACGCGTCTTCTTTGTTTTCAATTAAAAGCGTGTTTCCTGTTTGAGATAATACCTTAACAGAACGCATATTGTCGCGATTCAAGACTATAAACCCATTGAACAATCCGTTCGGAATTGCGGACGGTGCGAGAGCAAGCGCATTACAAGAGCCATCAGAAATAGTCAGAACATAACCACTACCAGAACTCACATAGTCAAAGGAGATTATCTTATAAGCGTATTCAATTAAGAATTCAAGACGGGCAAACTTAGAGCCATAAGCCATTCCGCCAACGCGTCTTACACCTAAAAGACTAACAAGAGGATTATTACCATCAGAACCCTCTTCAGTTTCAGTAGGACTATTTGAAGATTCAACTGAGAAAAGATAGTCTCCTCTCAAATCTACAATAGACCAAGCTCCTCCTGCTCCATACTTAATTTGAGCAAGAATGAATTCGTCAACGGTTATTTCCGGTCTTGATGCACTGTTTTCAATCCTCAGCTCAAAACTATCATATTCGTAGATATTCTTGTCACCTTCAGACGGCACATAGCCAGGAGTGAACGTACCAACAACAGCATATTTCATACCAGACTCAGCAACAAAATTGCCGCTTAATACCGCGCTGGTATCGGAAGTCACGCTTACAACTTCATATTCATAGATATTTTGATTGCTGGAAACGAACCTCACTTTGGTGGGGAAATTCGGCTGACCGCGTAAAACCTTTGTAAACTCGGTTCCAACGCCAGTTAAAGAACCATCTGTTTGAACCGATACCGTTCCCTGCTCTTCATTGGTAATAGAACGACGCAAGATAATCCATTTATCCTCACCGCTTACTGCTGCTCCAAGAAAAAGTGTAACGCGACGGTCGGAAACAATTGCTTCCATTGCTGTATTATAAGCAAGTCCAGGAAGAACATCTACCGCTCCGGGAGTTGCGCTTGATACAACGCCAAAGGAAGTGTTATCTTGATTTTGAACGACCCCAAACTTTTTGACAATAGATTGAAGAGCACGCTGCCATCCAGCAGAGCCTACAAATTCCTGTTGACGAACAAGCTCGTTCTTTTCAAGAAACAGATTTTCGCTTATTTTTAATCTCGACATAACCGCTTTTATTACTATTTTCCTCCAGCAAAAACAAACATGTCTATTTTACCGTAAGGATATAAATACTTTTCAATAATATCTGAGATTTCATCTTGAGACAGAGAACCATTGTTGTTTCTTGCGTACGTGTACATGAAATCCCTTGCTTGAATAAATCCTAACGAATGACTATCCGCAGGAGCACCATTTCGGTATGATAAAACACTCTTTCCGCGCACCAACGGACGTACCTTATAATCCCATAATTCTACCGTAGCAGCAGAAGACGCAGTGATTAGAAAACGAGGAACAATCATACGAACAAAGGGATTATTGAAAGCCAAATCTGCTCCAACACCCAAATTAGTTTTAGTTCCTGCTATAAGAGTAGTGCTATATGCGTGAATAATTCCACGAGCAAAATACCAAACTCCGCTCTTCCAAATACTGAACGCTTGTTGGAAAATTTTGCCATCGCTGACTTCTCCATCAAGATTCACAAATGCATCGGTCAATTTTTCACCAATATCATTAAACCCTTCAACACCAAAATATGCACTTACCGCACTCTTATTTCCAGCGGTGAGCTTAAATGCTATTATTATTTCATAACTTATTTCTGGGTCAGCCGTTATGAAAAACGCACTTATATCTGAACTGCTTCCTACTGCTCTTCCTATGCCTGCTGTTCCGATACCGCTGAGCCGTATGACGCGTCTTCCTTCAGAAGAAGTTGCAAGAGCGGAAGACATTCCGGAACTAACAATAGGGAAATTGCTTAATGATTGAAAATCTTCTGTGTTTTCAGGCGTCTTATTCAAAGTGGCCTCACGACAAGTTCCGCGATACATGGGGGACGATTGTCGCATACACCATCCTGCTTTATAATCAGCAACGGTACCAATCAGCAATTCATTGTATCGTTGACTGTGAAGTAACCTAACAAGCTCTCCGTCTGCCACCGCTGTTTTACCATTAGGCAACATATCTCCAGCGTGTACACCTATCATAGCAGTACCACGTTGCTGTATTTGACTATAATAGTTTTCAGCAAGATATTGAAGCTGCTCAAGTGTTATGTTACCCTCATCAAAATTGATTCCCCAGCTGCGCACTTGCTCTCGAAGCAATTCTTCATCGTTGCGAATATTTTCAAATCGCTTAAAGAACGCTATCATTAAGCTGAAGAAATAACTTATCGTTGAAAACAGAGCAACGTAATCACGGTCTTCGTCATAAGAAACATTTTCGCCACGCGTTATGTAACGCGGAACCACCCCTCTGAAATACAGCTTTTTGAAAATATTGTCATCAATCTTCTTAAGAAGAGGAGAATTCATCAAAGAAGCAAACAAACTGGAAATAAGAGTCGGTGCTTCAAAAACACCTGCTTCCCAAACTCCTGTTATTGTAAGACCGCCCCAAACAAGGTCTTCTGTTCCGCTGGTACGCTTATACCGTATTTCAATTCTTAAAACAGAATTTGACTCATAAGAAAGCGAAGCAAGATTCTCATTGGTCAACGGCATCCAATCGGTATAGAACATCGGTTCTATATTCACGCGAAATTCACGTTCAACCGTTCCGCTCCCTGTGATAACATCGCTAAAAGCGTTCATTGTAATCTTACCCCGAATCAGAGCATTTACAAAGACGTGTAGGACATCTCCGTTTTCAGCCAATACGTTATCCGCCGGAGTTGTTTCTTCTCCTTGTTCGTACAGAAGTTCTCCTTCTCCGTGGTTTACAGAATACCGTTCTGGGTCGTCATTAGCGCTTGGGGCAACAACTAATTCCCCAGCTCCGTTAAGCCAAGCGTCGCTACCGTCTTCAAGAGTCATTATGAGCTCTCCCTCCTTACCACTTACACCATCTATTTGAGCAGGCTCATGAAGCAACTGAGCACGACTTATATCCGGCACCGTTCCTTCAGCACCAAAAGCCGCATGAGTTGAAAGCGTCTCGATTGTAAAAGTTCCCCCTTGAACCGATACCGCTGTTCTCGTTCTTACATCTGGAGTTATATCAGCCATAATTAAATGTTGCTCAAAACGGAAGCAATGTAACCTTCCTCAATGGTATTAGGATAATAAACTGCGCTCATAAGACCACCGTTGTCTTCAATGACGTTTCCGCTGAGGTCTCTGAGAATGAAACCTCTCACACGAGGCAATCTGTAGCGAGGGACGTTAATATCCGCAGCGGGATGGAAGTGAGTGTCAGGCACATAGCGTACCCCCTCAACATTCTTCGCTGCGTAAAGAAGATTTTCCCATTCAACCTTATCGCCATATTTCCAGAAACGATAGTCGAACAATTTGTTCATTTGAATGGCGATGTTGCGTCTCACTATTGCTTGGTCATAAGCAGGGTCAATGTCAACGCGGAACTCTACATCGATAGGAAGCCAATCGACATTTTGAAGATTGAGAGCAAAATCTGTGTTTTCCCTTAATAGCTCATTCAAAGGCAAAAATTCCTCGCTGCGACTTAAAATCTCATCAAACTCTTGTTGAGTAAAATTTTGACCGTTTACCGAAACAACAATCAGATTCATTTTACCATCAGCGGTCATACCACCTTTATGGAGCCGTAGAACACGGTCGTTTATTTTCATAAACACTTGCTCTAAATAGCTCATTGTGTTACGGCTGAGCTGATTCACGCTATCTTTGATACGCTGACGAAAAAGGTCGTCATCTTCGTAATCACGTCCTCCAGAAGCACGATATTCATTAGTGACGGAATAGTGTCCCTGAGGATTAATGTTCAAACGGTTGATGCTTAACGGGTCAACATTTGTATTAGCACCACTGGATGTTGCCCGCACTTTGCCGTATGCGTAACCGTTTGCTCCAATAACAACGTCTTCTTCCAAGGTGAAAGAAATACCGCTACTTGCATACAGTATGAGAGTTGAAGCGTTATAAAAAGTCCCCTCTTCCCCAATGAAACGAACGTAGGTTGTAGAAGGAGCAGCGCCAAAACGAGGAGCAATACCACGAATAGCAGCAAGCTCATCCAGATATGAACCATAAGCGGTATCAGGAAACAAGTGTCCTTCAACAACGCTTTGATTCACAAGACATTTTTGCCCCACCTTTGCGCAAGCAAACGCTATACCGTTCAGAACACTTTCTGCACTGACATCATTTACCTTATCTGTCTTATTGAGGAAAACCTCAAGGAAGATTTGCTTGAGTTCTTGTACCGGAACTATCTTCGTTATCATAACACTATCGTCTTTTCGGTTTTGTAATCGTACTTTGTTTGTATCTCCACTTTCATAGTAGCTTGTCCGTTTGCAAATGAAATATCTGTAACATTAACACTCGCAAAAAGGTCATTCTGCATAAAGCAATTAACAATATCTGTAACCACTTCAGAATAATTCACTATGGGAGCATTAGAACCAAAGAACATAGGATTTTTACCAAACAACATGTTCTCTGGAACATCCCCACGGACAAGCTCAAGAAGAATAACGCTCTTTTGTTCAATGTTATCCTTACGCACCGCCAAAGCTAAATCATTATCCGCAAAACTAATTTTGCGTAAAATGTCCGTGCCGTAAACACGGTCTCCTATGGGTTGGTCTATAATTGTAGTAACAACTATTTGTGTACGATTATTGATAAATACATTCACACCGCGTAACTTGTCTATTTCCCAATCGTCCTCATTCCAATCGTTTTGCAGCATCAGGTCTACCCACTGGGTGTTATCCTGATTAAGTTCCCTTGCGGTAGAAGCAACGTCGTCAACGGTTCGCTCGCTGCCTACTGTAGCAGACACCTGAACAGAAGGAGTATAACCGCGCTTGCCTAATGATGTGCGTAAGAATTTAGGCAGCTTATTTATTTTCTCCAGCGTGTTATTAAGATTATCAATGTAATCCATCAACTCCCAATAACCGCAAGTTGAAAACTTATTAGTGAAATTCTTAAATTGCGCAAGAACATCGCGACACTCAACAGTTAAATCTCTCAACGCAGAAACACTTTCATTGCTGATTTCTACCGTTCTTCCGCTGAAATAATTTCGAATTTCTGCATAACCGCCCGTCATAAAATCGGCATACTTCCGCAGAAAAGCCTTCAGCGGATACTTTGTTACTTGCTCAAACTCATTTATGACGATTCCTAAATCCATACTCTTATCTTAAAATTGCATTAAGCTACGCACCGCATCTGAAAGAACCCCTTGAATCCCCTGAGCAATAGAATTAGCAGCGACTCTTGAAATCCATTGCCCCTTGTCGCTCCCCCTATCTTCATCTGTAATCATGAAAGAGCGCTTAACTTCATCGGCAGGAGCAACAGCTTTCATCTCTATAGAATAGAACCAAAGCATATTGCTATCAACGCTTTGACTGAAAGAGCTTTGTAAAACCTCTACCGCGTAACTGGAATTCAAAGCGTAATTATTAAACAGTAAGACATACGGCATACCGTAATCATCTGTTTCTGTAGTCTTAGCAAGAATACGGCGAAGCATACTTATAAGGCCAAACCCCGTTTTCACACGCACCTCTTCTCCAAAAGCACTGAACCCCAGATTGCCATTCATTATGCTCACCAAAGTCTTCTTTTCTTTATCGTCAGAAGAAACATCTTTTGACCCAGCAATAATACGAAATTTTCGTCCAAACGTCCCCTGAATTGAGATATCTTTAGGAGTGAACGAAGAATTGAACATCGTTATAATTCCCGCATTGGTTTTTGCTATGTCTAAAATTTTCGATTCTGTTTCAGAAATGCTATTAGGCATAATGGGGAAATTCAGAAACGCTACTGTTGCCCCTTGAGAATTCAAAAGCTCAAAAGAACACATGTAGTATTCAAACTGGTCTGGAGCAAGAGCGTGCAACCCAGCGCGACCCATAGTAGCAGCCACGTTGAGTGCATTTGTTTTGAAAGAGTTGAGAAGTGTCTTCCCAACATGTTCAATATACGCCATATACTTTTGCTCTTCTTTTTTAACCTTTTGAATTTATAACTGCGCTCAAGCTATTGTACCCGTTCCTGGACCAGTGGTAGCACCCGTTTGAGCCGTGGGACTTCCAGCTGTTGAAACGGGGATTCCTGGTTGAACTGTAACTGTTCCGGTTTTAATCCAAGTGTCTAATCTATCGCCGATAGCATTAGCAAGCTTGGTTGCGAAATTATTCTTCACTTCCGCGTCACTTGATTTTTCCGATATCGGAGTATTAAGTATCTCAAGAATATCTGATTTAAGTGCTAACTTGAGCACTTCTGTTGCTAATGCCATACCCTATTCCAATTTTGATTTTGTACTCTTAAACTCATCAAACCGCGTTTTCAAAGCGGCAAAATCTGCTACATTTACGGGAATCGTACTGGTTCCTGCTGGAGTGACAACAGTCAATTTCATAACCGCGTCTAAAAAATCACTAATAAAACTCGAGAGCTTATCCCCCAGCACCATCGGTTGACTACCGTCGTTGTGGCTAATCTCTTTGCTCGTCACGTTTACCTTACCGTCCCCAGCCGTAATCTGATTATCAAATTCATCTTTGTATTCCAGCCCCTTTCCTGGTTCAAAGCGGATAACCGTTTTCTCTTCCATTTGGTCATCAACAAACCGCGCTTCAACGGTTCCTGGAGTTGTTATACGCGCTTTCTTTCCTGCGGTTATGTTTATTTCATTATCGCACTCAACAGTAAGTTTAGAATCCGCGTTTGGACTACTTATGCGAATCGTTGCTTGGGCAGCAGATTCTTCGCTACCTACAACAGATATCGAAAGACTACCATCACGGTTCATGAAAATTTCAACAGAACTGCCGTTCTCCATTCCTACCGCAATGCGTCGCGTCCCCTCTCCCAAGGCATAATAAGCGTCCTGACGACGAATAGTCGCTATGATAATGGGAGCTCGCGTAGCATCATCCCTTACCCAAACAACCGCGCTACCGTATTTATCAGCTCCTTCGATGCCGGACGGAAATTGAATTTCTTGCATCGCTGTTTGGCTGACATACACTTGACCAAACTCGCTGTAACCGTAACCGCCTTGAATAGTTACTGTTTGCGTACGATAACAATTCTCTATGTATTCCTCACGGTCGGCGCCTTTTGGTATAATTACATAACCAACTCCAGCGCTACCCTTGAAATCAAGAGGTTTATGTATTCCAAGAAAATCTTTATCCATGCTCTATTCTATAACGTCTATTCCGTAATCTAACACTCCACTACCAAAATCACCTTGACCGCTTACCGCTGCTTGCTTCTGCAAGAAGAATCCGAAAACATTCCAATCGACATGCCACTTTGAAAGTATTTCTTTGAAATTATTCTGATTAACATTTTCTATATCATCAAATTCAAAATCTATAATATCAAAATACGAATAATTTTTACCGCCTTCTTGAACTCCGTTTATGTATTTGAGGAACATCCCCCTCGAAACAGTCAAAACCGTAGAACGCGATACATTATTGTTACTGATATTAAAGGAATGACTTACAGCATCAACGTGGAAAACTTCATCAGTGGAGGCAAGGTGTATAGCTGTTCCGCGTTTAATTTTACGATTTCCGCGTATGGAAATAGTCCCACGACGAACGAAAGGATTATAAGCATTTGATTCAACAAGATACTTAAAATCAGTCATCATAAGACGCATAACGCGGTTACAATTTTCTTCTAAATCCTTGGAGTCTTTAGAATTGAAGAATCCTGCTTGCTCTAAATTGTAATAATTACTACGAATCACCATAGGCTTGCTGCCCCACAATTGAGCATATTCAGGAAATAACACAGCGGGAATCATATACTGTAATTCAGGAACCCCTATAACATCCCCCTGAGGCAAATACTGGTACCAAGAATAAATCCCCTCTCGGTTCCAATCCAATTGCGTACTTAAAACTTCTTCTTCTGAAATCTCCGTCATGGTATTCTCCATCATACGCAAAACCCCTTCTCTGTCAGTGGGAGGACGACGCGCGATGAAATAGTATTGACTACCATAAGTGTCTCCCATGAATTCAACAAAAGGTTCTTGACAAACCTTATGGAAAAAATTCAAAAGAGAACCCGTTTGCACGGCTATTGAACTATCAACGACCTGCTTATCTTCTACGCTACTATCCGCTAACAACTTGGTGATTTGCCATATTCCTGGAGCAAGACGGTCAGAAACATCGGTGAAAGTTTTGTTCTCTTTTTTAACTTCTGGCTCAATAGCGGTTTCATCAACCGGAATGAGAGCTACCGTAACACCACGCTCCGCTTGAGAATAAGTACGAATAGAATCTCCACTAAACCATTGAATGTTTCTTGCTTCTGAGATAAGCCTTGAACCGTGTCTACGGCTGGTTGTAAGTGTATGACGCGCTAACCAACCGCTTGCTGGGTCAACCCTATTACTCCGTGGACTGAAAAGCGTATTTATATGAGTTTCAAAATGAAGATGCGCCCCCGTAGAAGAACCGCAATTGGGGGCATCTGAAACAAGTCCTCCTGTTTCGCCTATTTGTTGACCAGCGTGTACCGTAACTCCAATTCTTATACCGTCAAGAACCCTATGCAGGTGCATATAAACGGTATAGAATTTTGTTCCGTCGAAATTTATATGTTCAAGAGCAAGAATTAAACCGCCAGAAGGATTAACACCGTCATACGGTTGAATATACTTACGAACAACCGTTCCGTCATAAGCAGCATACAGCGGAGTTCCTGAAGGCACAGCGATATCAATCCCCTGATGAGGACGACCGTTGCGAGGACCAAATCCAGAAGAAACTGGAAGTGAACTTCTATTACCGACAAACCCCAAATATGCTGTAGGATATTTAGATGACCGAGCCATACACCGCGCAAGTTTATTTACTTTTCTTCTTCAACACTTATATCTTTCCAAAGAGTGCGTTTATCTTCCCAAGGAATGAAAATTTCTCCAGGAACAACTTCTATGTTTGAAAGCTGTGAGACGACTCCCTTCAAAATGTAAATTATCTCACGCATTGGTTTATACGCAAAAATATCTATTTCATTAGACATATTGCGCAGCCGACGCACCAATCCGTGTCCGTGTGAACCTAAATCGGTAACATCGCGAATATCTCCAGTTGATTTGTAAACCCCCGAACCGCCTGCTGCTTGAGCTTCATTAGCAAAAATGCTTTCATCGCTATATGCTGATGAAGGATTGAAGAAATAAGAACCATCCTCAATCAACAGCTTCATAAGGTCGCGCCCCGTAATTTCAACAAATCCGTTACCGCTTGCCCCGTTGACACTCACACGAACGTCATCAACGAGACCAATCATATCCCAAGTGTTTTTAGCAACGTGCTTATCAATAGTATCTTCCGTGAAAGTGTCTTCGTTTCTTACAAAGGAAATGAAAATTAAATCGTTGTAAGAAATAAGGGCAGAAAACAGATTATTCAATTGAGCCGTTTTAAGCGGTTTCTTTCCGTAGTATTGGTCACCCCATTGAAACAAAGAACCAATGGGCAAAGAAGCAACACTGCGACCGCCAAATCCTAAATCAGAATAAACATCCCAATCTTTTGTGTCTTTATTGTAAGCAAGCTGATATCCTGTTAATTTTTCTGCAAATCCTAAAATCGGAAATCTTACAACAAAGCTACCGCCATTTTGTCCACTGGAAGAATTCAAAGAAATAACAAAGCGACTTAAATCGAACCACGCGCCCTTTACATTATTGAACCGCTTACCGCGTGTTCCAAATACATTTGCTTGCTTAAACCACCCAATCACCTCAACGTCGCAATTCCGTTTATCTATCAAAGTGCTATAAGCTGGAGATTCAAAAATCTTTTGAACTTCTTCATCGGCAAACGCATAGAAATTGTTATTAGGAACATGCCAATTTGTATTATTGATAGCGGTTTCAGCGGTTATATTATAAGGACAAACTTTTATAACGCAAGGCAACGGAAGAATCATTCCCGCGTTTAGGTCTGAACCAGACGCAGGAACCGAACCGAATTTTTCTTTGTATGCTTCTTTGTCAGAAACGGACATTTGAGTGAAAATCAAATCCCGATTATCATCAAAAACATCATTAGCCGTAATACCAATGAGCTTTTGACGTTCTACAAAATCCGCAATAGTTTTATCTTCTTTGCGGGTGTGATACAATAGAACTCGTTTATTTTCATCCCTTGATGCCATTATTGTGCACTTCTATTACCGTTTGAACCAACATTTACAACGCCTCTTGAGGAAGAATTTCCTGAAATCCAATCCCAAATAGCATGAACGTCATTAGCAATATCTGAAAGGTCTGAGCTCATACCGGAAGTGAATGCAGTTCCCCAAGCAGCCGTATTATTTGTCATATCCTCAATATTCAACGGCTCTCCATTGGAATTGACAAATCCTTCCAACCCCTTAACAAGCGTTTTTGAAGCCAAGCTATTGGGGTCACTAAAATCCTTAATGTAATTAGCCAAACGGTCTGGAGCTATTCCAGGAAATATACTACGGAAAGCAAAATACCCCATCTGAGTATCCATACCACCATACATTTGAGTAATGCGTTGAATAACAGATTGAAGGATTTGCCCCTCGTTTTTATCACTTCTTAATGCAGCATCTATTTTATCCATCCGCCCCCTTGTGCCAGGAATGATATCTTCAACAACTCCGTAAACAAGCGCTTTCATGCGGTCGTTCATGGGATTTTGCAAAGCGTTCTGCATTGTAAGATAATCGTTTCCTATGCGAGCATCTTGCGTAATTCCTCTTACAGAGCTCATTGCTAAAACGGCTTTGTTAGCAGCGTCGTAACTCGGACGGTCTACTCGGTTCATATAAGAACCCATGATTTGTTGCTGAATGTCGAGTTTTTCTTGAACACGAGTGAAATCCATATTCGTTACGCCACTTCCGTTTACATTCTGCAAACGAGTAACAAGGTCAACCAACGCTTGCGTTCCTGTTGTACCGTAACGGTCGTAAGCACCAGCATTCATTAACGCACCTTCTCTCAAACCGTAAGTTCTCTCAATACCAACTTGACGATACGTTTCATTAAACCAATCATCGCTCATGCCGCGAGCTCGAATTCTTTTTGCAGCTTGTTCATAGAATTCTTGCTCGTTCATCCCCAGACCTCCAATATCATACCAACTGTCTCCCCACCCCATAAAGGTAGAAGAACGAATTGTTGGAGCCACTCTTTCTCCAGCTTGTCTTAAATTATAATTTCCTGGAATTGTTCCATAAGAAGCAAGTCTACTTATATTATCGTAACGTTCACCGCTACTCTGCATGAAAGAAGCAAGAGCAGCAGCGATACCAACAACACCCATTAATCCTGCAGCAGTGCTCATAGATAAACCGCCAAGACCAGAAGCAATCCCTACGCCAGCACCGCCTATACCGCTAATCATTCCTCCAAGATTGCCGCTATTAGCAGAACTCATGAACTGCTCCATGCCGCGCATTCCAGAAAGAGCAACCCCCCAACCGCCTTCTTTGCTACCGCGTCCTCCCTTGGAATCTTCTCCCGTCATAGCACGACGCAGCTGCTCATTTACCTCAGCAAGCCTTTTACTGGCAGCAATAGCTCCTTCTTCATCACCAGCAGCATCTCGCTCAGCAATCAGGCTTTTTTGTTGCTGTCGTAAACGACCTATGTAACTTTCTGGTTGGTCTGGATTATTTTCAGCTTCACGCTCAAAAGCGTCGGTAAGACGTTTAATGGCGTCTGTAAGCTCAGTTTCAACGCGAGATTTTGCGGCTGCTTCTTCAGAATCGATTTTGCCTTCTTCTTCTGTTACCCGAGCTGAAAGTTGCTTGAGCCTATTCTTGCGCCAAACGGGATTTTCAATTTCAAGAATACCTGCCTCTTCTTGTTCGGTTCTCTGAATTAGCGCTTCTCTTTTTTCTTGAAACTGCCTGCCGATTCCCGCTTGAGCTTGGTCGCTGATTTGCTTACGATATTGACTTATTATTTGAGAAAGACCTTGTGAACCAGGAACAAGCAAAACACCGCGCGACTGCATTTCGCGTCGCACGTCAGCAATCATACGGTCATCTGCGGGAAGAAAACCGTTACCGCTACCACCGATTGCTCCGGAGCCACCTCCGACTCCGGTCGCACCGCCTTGCGGTTGTCCAGTTCCGCCTGCTGGAACACCTCGTACTTCTACTGTTACACTCATTCTTTGTTAAAACTTTCAAGGTCTAAATCTTCATAATCTTTTTCAATCTCTTGCTGAGACATCTTGACAACATTAGAAGGATTTTGAGGTTTCAATCCCAACGCTTCATCGTCTTCCTCTGTCCACCCCTCTTGTTGTTCTAAAGAACGATTTATAATGAGGTCTTCCCGCCACTCAATGTACATGTCTATGAAAGACATTTCCCTATGGGCTGAAGAGCCGAACGGGATGTGGTACTTTTTACGCCACCAAAAATCAAACGGGAAATCATGCCAACGAAATATCCAGCGGTCAACGCTATTCTCCGTCGTCGTTTGATTTTCCGCTTGTTGATTCATTTTCTTCGCTCTTTGGACTGATATTCCTTAATTCAGCAAAAGTTTTATCAAGCCAAGGTTTCACCTGCTCGCTGTAAACCTTAATAAACATCTCCAGTTTATCAGGACTCACCGAAGCAGCATTCTTGATATTAAAGTATTTCAACACTTCGGTTCCGCATACCTGAAAGAACGCTATCGTGTCCACTAAATCTAAGGCATAATACATGCTTGCTACGCCACTTGCAGCCATCTGACCATAGCGGTTATCCGTAAGAGCCTGCTTCGTGCTTTCCAAGGTTATAATCTGCCCTACATTCGGAAAACTAATAATGAATGTACGTTCTCCAACGGTGATTTTGTGTTCTCTTTCAATCATAATTACAATTTTTACGGTTTAATTTACAAAACAATAAAGGCAGCACAACCACTACAGCTGCACTGCCTTTCTTAATAACTGTCAAAGACATCACTAAACGACGTCGTTGTACAGAATGGGCTCCAGATACTCAAACTCCGTATCGCGTCCGCTGATTTGTCCTTCCTGGACATCAAACCCCTCACGAGTGGCGAAGGCAGCATTGACCTTTGCGAAAGTTTGAAACTTCGTTTTCACCATTCCGGACTCAGGGTCAATTTCACCATCTTTGACTTTACGGAGCAGAGAAATCTCTAAACCGTCTTCCTGGAGCAAAATAGCGTTTGCCCAGTCGTTGATGGTTTGAGCGTTGCGGAAAGTTCCCAGCCTGCTCTTGTTCATCAAGAGGTTGAAATTAATGGTGTAAGAAGAACAGCTCAAAGAGCCACTCCACTCCAACGCAGGGAGTTCTTCAGCGGTCAAGCGACCGAGACCGCTTACACGCCCACGACGGATTTGCTCGGTGACACGAATGTTACGCATCTTTCCGATAGTTACTCCATTCACTTGCACAATAGCAAGAGGAGCGGTCATTGTTCTTTCGTTCATAGCGTTTTACCTCCCATTGTTTAGAAAGTGAAATCAAGCATATTGCCTACAAAGAACAGCTTGTTCAGAGGCACATTCGGAACAAAATCGTAAGTAACACGATAGTCTCCGTTCTTCGCAGAAACTTTCACATTACCCCACGACACGATAAGGTTGTCATTGCCAGGAGTAGCAACGAAAGAAGCAAGTTTAGTTTCGGTGAAATTCTTCACTGCCTCGGGACTTGCCTGAGCGACGGTCTGACCCGTGTATCTGCGCTCACCCTCAATGATAAGCTCCTTATTGATTTGAGCCTTAATGAGAGCAATGCTAATCTCAAAGGTCTGACCATCAGGGGCAACCGTCATGAGGTTATCCTGAAGGGTGTTGATACCTTGGTTCACACACCAGTAACCGCTGATGTTACGAACGTGGAGGATACCAGCCTGCAGAGCTTTGACGCGCTCTTTCTTCTTGAGGTCATAAACGAACGAGCTGTAACCCGTGCGTTTGAACGTAAGCGGGGTCTGAGGGGCAGCTCCAGCAGCCATGCCGATGATATCGGCAGCAAGGTAAATCGGCTCGAGAGCCTTGGTTCCGTTTTTATCCTTGCGTTCAACCACAGGAGAACCATGGACTACAATAACTTGCTCACTGTCGTAGTATTTAGCAATTGCCTCAGAGCAGTTAGACTCACCAAACAAGTCGGTATCGTCCTTACCGCCAGCAACTACCATAAACTCAGTAAACTTAACATCTTCGCCCTTGAGATAGGTGAACAGTTTACCGTTGGTGTTTACGTCTACGCCAGCTCCGCTACCTGCGTTGAGATTGGTGCAAAGGAAGAAGGTGATGTCCAGCTCGGAAATTGCCTCCAACACCGCAGCATAATTACCCGTATCGAGATACGTGGTAGTTCCGCCAGTAGCAAGCGTCTGAGCAACGACTACAAGGTCGGTTGTTCCATCGCCCGTCATCGTTACCTTAAACGCAGAATTGATAATCTTGTTGGCGTTTGCCCAATCGTAAGCCTCCTGGAGAGTTTCGAGGTCTTCCGACTCAGCAAGAATATTCACGGGAGCAGCAGCAAGGCTATATGCGCCAAAAGGCTCACCAGCCGCATCTTGTCCAGCGAATTGTCCCTTGAGAACCTGAACACGGAAAGTTCCCGTTGCGGAGCCAGCGATAATCTTAGCAGCGTATCCTGCTTTCAGAACACCATCTGACGCAACGCCATTTCCCGCCTTGCCTTCATTCTTACACGTAAATGTGAGCTTGGGGATGGGGTCGCCTTCGGCTGCAAGAGGGAGGTCGATTTTAGCAGCGGTGGTAGTTGCGGCACGAGTGTAGTACAACTTGGGAGCTCCTAAAACCCCCGCACGAGGAGTAAAAATCTTTTCGGCGATATCACCGACCAGACCACCACCCATGAAGGCAAGGAAATCCTCGTAACTGGTAAACTCGTACACGGACTTTAACCCCTTTGCTAATTCTCCATTGATTCCAGAACCTCCGGCGAACTCAAACTGCGTTGCCCCAACAGTGTTAAGGCTCAATCCCGTATCGATAATCATAACATTACCAAACTCGGCAACGTTCGCAACCGACGTAGGATTGTAAACAATGGCAGCATACGCACCAGGCTCAACGTAATTCTTTCCTTGGAAATTAACTACAGTTGCCATGATTTTGTCGTTTATAAATTATTGTTTACAAAAAGTCTTTTAATCAAAAACTTTATACCTGTTTGCTTCAATGAATTTCTGAATACGCTCCTGGCTCTAATTCTTTATTTTCCTCAGCGTTGTAATTTATCCATCCGCTGAAGTTTAATCCGTTCAAGAAATCTGCCACAAGCTGTTGAGGAACGTTATGTTCATACATAAATTCTATGTTAAGAACCTTATGAAATAACGGAACGGGAGCAAGGTCTTCTTGCATGACAACGTCTTGACCACTGAAACGAGGATTCCGGAAACCAAACAACTCCAGTTGGTCAATCAGCATCAACATGCAACTCTTTAACAGCGTATAAACTACCAAAACCTCATTAGAGTTATTACTCGTAATCATTAATTGGTAGTTGCTTTCAAAGGTTTGAGTGTTATAATTCTGAAAACCGTTTTCTTCTACTGTCTCAAGATACCCCTCATCCGCACCAATGCCGACCTTACCGTTTTCACTGGGAAGAAGGATGCAAATATCAACCGACGTTGTGGTATCCAAACTGTAACCGTAATGAACTTTCAAATTATCCTTTACGGTTAAAATCTTTTTAGCTTGTTTGTAGAAATTGTAGATATTAAGTTTCAGTGCATCACCCCATTCGTCAACACCGAGAATACGATACAATATGCTATTCTGTTCTGTTCCCGCTTCAATGTTATTGGCGAGGTCTTCACGTAAAAGGCGTATCGTATTATTCAAGAGGTTATACAAAACAACCTCAGGCATCAGCAATCCTATCATAACACAGTCTCTAAAAAGGTTGTAACTTCATTTTCTACTATCGTATCAACGTCCGTAATTTGTACCGCACGTTCAGCAAGATTCCGAGCGACAAGACCCTTATGTATCCAGCTCATGGGGTCGCTATTTTCGCTCGCCCGACGGAACGTCCCGTAGGTATTTTGCGAGGTCTTCGCGTATTGTGCCGTTCTCTTTGTTAAACCAGCATATATGGATGTCTTATGGACGTACTCCGCATAATAAGGAGTCGTTGGCGTAGCGTCAATTGCGGCACGGCTACGAGGGATATCATAAGGAGAAGGAATTTCCCCCACCGTAAGAACCGCCCCCGACGCTCGTTTTTTCATAATATCGTAAATCTCCGTAGGCATTTGACCCGTAAATCCTGCTTGACCCAACGTCCCAGGAATACCAATACGAAACGGAACAGTCAAATACCATTGCCCTCCTGGGCTTATGAGCTTCCCTTTCTTGTTATATTTAGCAATTGTCTTACGCGCTTTGGGGCTCTTTTTGAATCCGTCCTTAATATCAAAAGGAGCAGCGCCCTGCTCCAACATATTAGGCAAAACGCCCGTCAAAACAATTTGCTTGTCAAACCGCCCACCATCAACCGCTCCAAGATTCTGGATGTACTCTTCGCGTGTTGCTCCAAGCTCACGTTTAGCAAGAGCAGTCCAATTAGCCAAAATAGCAGCGCGCACCGAATTAACGCAAACTTCAGTCAGCTGGTTTATAGTATTACCATCTAAACCAAATTGCGGTTGCAGACCCGTTAAGTCAATTGTTATGGGCGCTACTGCCATGTTCTACTTTCTATCTACTGGCGGAATGACCGTATTATCGTAATACACTTCATCCCACTTTTGGTTGTCAAAAATGTAATGCGCTTTTCGCGCAAGAACATTAATAGGCATTTGACGTAAATGGTCATCGTACCCCTCGCCACAAAGTTTCCCCTCG